CAAACATGATGGCAGTGTTGACTTCTTGGATTGTTGCGTATGTCATTTCGGGCTCCTTTTGTTACAATATGTTCATATTATAGCATTTTGGCAATTATTGGTCAACCGCCAAAAAAGTAATACTCAAGTATTACATGCTCCAGAAAGTTTCGCTTGAGGGTGAGCAGAAGTAAGGCGTGTCATAACGTTCCTGGTATGTCTTACCAGTCATCATGTTGCGTTTGGTAACATAAGTCTCATGGGGTTCCACAATGAAACCCAATTTAGTTTTGGATTCAATCACAGCCCGGATATAGGCTCTGGTCACAGGGGCAAATTCTTCTTTTGCAACAAGACGCTTGCCTTCTTTGGTACGTCTGTCAGATTTGTACAATTCCAATGTGTATTCAACTAGTGCAGTCATTTTGGCTCCTTTTTGCTACTCTATGTCTATATTATAGCAAAACGAGCATTTCTGGTCAACCGCCAAAAAGTAGTACTTGAGTATTACACCAATGCCCGTGCTTCTGCGGGTGTGTATTCACTGCTACTCAACGTGGCCTGTGGTGGTACTGCATTGGGCAGTTGTGGAACATCGTTGTCTGCTTTGATCCCAACAGCGTTGATGCCTGCGGTGTTGCGTCCTTCACGTAACGCACCTACCATGGCCTGACCTGACTGGTTGGCGGTGTTGGCAATAGCTTCTAAAAATTCAGCTGCCATACCTGTTTGTGTTTCTTGTCCGTATCCGCCTAAGGCAGGAATAAAAGCAGTGATAGGCAACTGAGCACCGGCAGTGAGTGTGGCATAGTTGATACTTGCTTGTGTTTGGAATGTGGCTTCGTTGGCGCTGTGCGTGGTCATTGCTGTCCAGGCAGTGTTCAATGTTGTGGTTGCAGTGCCCATGGCAGTAATGGCTGTACCGATCTCAGCATCAGCGGCTGTGATCAATACCACCAACGCCGCATTATAAGATGCATACGGATTGCCTGCATTGTAAGGTGCTGGAAGAGCAATTGCACCTGGTAATCCATACACATCGGTGATAAGATTTTTCATGTAAGAATATACAGTATTAAGTGTGGTCAGTGTGCCTGTTGTGAGTTGTGTAGTGATGGTTGAGGTTACAGAGGTCAAATAATTGTTGTACGGAATACCGGCCGCTGACCCAAAAAAGTCTGTGGTCAGGTATGTGCCGTTGGGCCCTGATCCTTTGGCCAATGTGCTTTGATAATATGTGGCCACTGCGGCAGGCACAGGAGTTGTGGTGTTGGCCACCAAGGGCAGTCCTTTGAGTGTACCTAGTTTTTGTGAATATGCTACCGTTTCGGCTGCTGTTTGTGCCAGTGTGGTCATTGTAATATTGCCGCCAGTTGTTGTGTGGTTGTACTTGTGATGCCTTTGACTTGTTGAAATGCAATTTGCAATGCACGACTTGCGGCAGCATTGTCTTGAGGAATAATTTTGGCCAACTCATCACAACCTGTGGGACTGACAGATCCTGAATTTAAAATAGGTACAATAACGGAATTTACTGCACCAGTTTCATCGTATATCAGCACAGGACCGTCTGGTGTGGGCAATGTCAAACTGCTGAAACTTGTGGGAAATAATTTCACAGGATTCAATAAGTCTGCCATGGTTAGAATACCAGGTGTGGTGGTATCTAATATGGATAACACATCTGTTAAACAATCTCCAGTTACATTGAGTAATGCAGGATATGCACGTTTTTGTAATGTATCAAATTGATTTCGTGTGAGTCCTTCAGAATTAAACAAACTTTGCACATTGTTGTTCACAAGATCTGAAATGTCTGAATCGGTTAGACCTTGAGTTTTTAATGCGGTAGTCACACACGGAGTTGACCCATCTAATATATTACCGCACTCGGCTACATTTTGAAGCAGTCCTGCAGGAGTACCAATTGAATCTGGCCTAGAGAATTTGATTGCACATCCAACATTGGCCAAGTCTGCTCCAAATGCTGGAAATGCCAAATTGATCTGTGCTATGTCTCCTGTGATCAAATTGTTCATGTTACTGAATGTGGGACCAAGATAGTCGGTGCTGTTGGCATTGACTGCACTGTTGATAATGTTGTTGGTCAAACTGATGTACCCTTGTGCGGCACCAAATGCTTGTGCAAACTTGCCAAAGTCTCCACTGCCTAAATAAGTGCCAGCTGCCGTGGTTATGGTAGTAGCATATCCTGCATTGCCCACGGTCCAAGACACGTTGCTGGGTACTGAGTCGCCTAGCGCCGGACAATAGTTGCCTGACACATTGGCACCCAATGTTTTGAGATTGGCTATTGTACCAGCTGAGATACTCAATGAAACATTGCTTGTGGCTTGACCAATGGTGTAGATCAAGTTGGCTATGGGTGCAAGAGAGTTGTATGCGGCAATGTTGTTGGCCAATTGTGTGTTAGCTGTGATGGCATTGCCTGAATAAAATCCCACACCTGCTGTGAGTTGTAGGGGTGTTGCTGTTGACTCTGCCATTATGCTGCTCTCACCGTGCTAGATCCTGCCACACGACTGTGTCCGCAAGTGTCACTATCGCCATCGCGTATAACTGGACTGCCGCCTGCACGTACTGTGCCCGACCCTCCTGCGGTCACGGCTGAGCAGTGTATGCCACACCCAGGCTGGCCACAACAAGGGTGCGGGGTAACCCCAATACCAGGTATAACAATGGGGCGATTGTTCACACGTACTGAAGCCACACCAGAAGTGTTTACACCCCCTGAGCCGTTTGGATCGCCTTGTCGTTGCACTGCTGGCATGTTATCCCATTAGAATTTTACTGCGCACAGGTTTGATACCTGTTGTGGCTTCTAAATAACTGTCCCCAACATCTTCACGCACAGGGGCAATCATGGCCACGCTAGATCTATTTACCGTGACTTCTGCCTCAGGATCTGCGGTGAACAAACTATTCATCAGTTGTATACCTTGCTGTCCAGGCACCACTGCCACGGGCTTGCTCAGCGTGTAAGTACTGCTGTCATATGCTGTGATTTTTGCCACAATCTCTTCACCATAGCCCATGCGCATGGTGTATGTTTTTCCTGTTTCAATGCTCATTCTATTTCCTTTTTAACTATTGCCAACTGATAATTTACCAGACCCAATTTGAGCCTGTGATAAAACATGTTCACAAAGGCATCAATGCTTTGTTTGCAACGACCCAGGTAGTGCTGGTCATCTTCCCAGAGATAGTCATCAAACAACATGACACCACCTGGGCGTAATAATCCAAAACACATCACAGCATCTGCCAAGGCATCATCTGCGTTGTGACTGCCATCCACATAGACAAAGTCATATTGACGTTGATCCACAATCAGCTGTGCCAGTGCTGGGAAACTCATGTTGGCGTGGACTTCAAGTGTTTGTCCAGACTTGCAAACTTCTGCTGTGTTGGCACGAAAGATTTGTTCAATGCTGCGATCTTCGGGTATTGAATCACCACTGAAAGCTGTGACCGGACGATCAGCAAATGGATCAACGCAAGTGATTGTGCCTGTGTCACTCAGCATGTTTTCCAACATCCAGCAAGTGCTACGGCCTTCATGACTGCCTATTTCTAATATACTGTCAACTGTTTTTTGTTTTTGTAAGTAGTTGGTGATGTAATCAAAGTTGACCAGTGCATTGCTGAACCAGTCAGATGTGAACTGTGGCATTACATCAACCTTTGGCGCAGTTCCTGAAATCCGCCCACGTATTCTTCATCCAAGAAAATCTGTGGTACTGATCTAGCAGTTGGTACTGCTTCTAATAATTGTTCACGAGTCCAGTCGTGACTGATGTTTCGGACTTCATATTCGATGCCTCGACTTTCCAACAGGCCTTTGGCTTGCTCGCAGAAGGTGCATTGGTCTTTTGACCATACTATGGCTTTCATTTGGTTTTCCTTTTGGGTTCTACTTTAATAATGCATGGTGAATCAATACGATCCGACATGGCTTTGACACCATCTGCCCATGAATGCATTTCAACTGACAACCAGTCTAAAAATTGCACTCGCAAACAACGATTCTTTTCTTCAATCCGTTCGAACTTTTGCATCACGTTGCGAATGTTCTGAAAGTCTTCTGACTCTCGTATTGCATGATTTTGCTTATACATATTGTTTCCTTTTATAAATCTGGTAATTCGTCGTAGTCAAGTTGATCTGACATCACCCCAATAACGTAATTTGTGCTCTCATTCTCTTGCAAGGCCGTCTGTTTCTTGCTGGTGTCTACATGCTTCATGAACCAGGGAATTGGTGTGCTTCTGGGTGCAGGCTCCAGGTACTTGACGCCGATCTCTTTGAGTGCGCCCACTGCGGTGTAGTCCACAAAGTCTTTGAGAATGTTGGCATTGAGTCCAATCACAGGACCTTTCTGGAACAAGTAGTCGGCCCAGGCCTTTTCCTCACCAATCACGTCCAGGTACAGTTGATACACTTCGGCTTCACATTCTGCCTTGGCAGCAGCAAAGCGTGGATCTTCTTTGACCACTTGATTGATAATCCAAGCAGTCCAGTCTTTGTGCAGGATTTCATCTTGCAGGATCAGGCTGATGATGTTGCCATTGCCAATGAAGATACGATTCTCTACCATGGCTAAACTTGTAGCAAACGATACCATAAAGCGGAATGCTTCTAGTGCATATGACGCATTCAGTGCCAACCATATGGCCTTGATGTGTACTTGTTCGAGAACCATACCTGTCATTTCACTGCTGAGTTCTTTATGGCAATTTATTCTGTGTAGTTCGTCGTAGTATTTGCCCACACTTGATGCCATGTCCACAATCTCTCGGGTGTCATGAATGGTGTTGAACACATCCTTGGGCACGTTGTAGATGTTGCGGATGATGTGACTGTATGAACGGCTATGGATGTTGGTTTCAAAGAAACTCCAGTTGTACATCAAGGCTTCTAGTTCAGGTATTCCCACCACAGGAGTAAACACCTGTGCTGGTCCACGACCTTGCAAACTGTCCAAGGCTGTTTGTCTTAGCAAGTTGCTGGTAAAAATATGTTTCACAGTTTCACTTGATTCTTTGAAGTCGTTGGCATCTTTGGTCAAGGACACTTCTTCAGGAATCCAAAAGAAGCCACGTGCTTCTTGTTCAAACTTCACAAGTTTGTTGTACTTGACTTCTTCAAAGCGTTGGATTGTTACAGGACCTGCAGGATCCAAAAACATCTTGCGATGCAGGTAGTCTGTTTTGGTGGCGAGATTGTATTGTGCTTGGCTCATTTTATTTTACCTTAATAAATTCTTTGACTTGATCTGCGGTCATGTTACCTACATGGCGTTTGACTTCAGACTCGCCATCCACTATAACCATAGTAGGCAGGCCTCGAATGTTGTACTTCTTGGCCATTTCAGCGTTGTTGTCTGCATCAATTTCCTCAACTTCAAATGGAATTTCTTCCTTGATCGATTCAATTGTCTTTGACAACATCTTGCATGGGCCGCACCAATCTGCATAAAATTTTAATATTTTCATAATGTTTGTTTCTTTATAGTTTGCAACTTTCGCAGTCTTCTGCATCATCAAAGTCAATGACCTCCAATGGTGCTGTTTCTTTGTCTGCTCGAGAGCCTTGCTTGTTGATCAGGCTGTAATAGAATGTTTTGATACCCCAGTGATGTGCTTGCATTAGGTTCTAGGCAATCAACGTAGTAGGCACTTTGCGATCTGGCCAGTGTGCTGGATTGTAAAACGTGTTTGTGGAGATCGATTGATCAATGTATGCTGCCAACACTGCGGCTGTTTTCAAATAGCCCACACAGTCTTTTTGCGCCCACATCATCTGATACTTGTTTTTGAGTCTATGGTACTCAGGTACCACTTGTGTCAATGATCCTGCTTTTGATTCTTTTACGCTTATCAAGCTCATGGGCATTTCAATGCCATTGGTTGAGTTGATCACAACTGAACTACTCTCCACAGGTGCCACTGCCATCAAGGTGGCA